TGTAGATGTCTTTATGTATATTTGATAACTATTATATACGTCAACTATGGTTAACTATGGTTAGGTAGATTTAATAATATAGTAATAAAAATAAATAAATATTGATTCATATATATATTCATATATATATTCATATATACATTCATAAAAAATTCTGTTATATATATAAGTAATCAATGTCAGAAATATCAACATCGCCCCAAGAAAAAGAACCAGTAAGTGTAGACATTGGTCTAGGCGATATTATACAGATAGTTGCCCTAACAAATTCAACTATTCATGACCAGATTTATTTGATAACATACATCGACGACCAAAAAATTAAACTAATAAATGCATCCAATGCATCACGTTTGGTTCTTACGATGAGTCCATCAGGTGGCTTCACCGATGAATCTATTACTGGAATGAACCTTTTAGACTCCCCTGAACATCCCGAATATGCACGCCAAAATGGTTTGATTCCTGGTAAATGGATTGATATCCGGTTTGGTGGAGACTTGCCAACTATTATTACCGGACAAATCACGAATTTAGAGAATGATAGAATTGAAATAAAGGCATACCCTGGTGAACAAGTATTTTATATTGACTTTGAATACAAGGGTATCCCTGAAAATATACCAATTGAAGAGATAAAAATACGCAGCCCTCCCACTATTACCGATGATAAAGATAAATCGCTTGCAGCAGCGGCAGCAGCATTGGCTGGTGGTCCTGGCGCCGAAGAAGCAGCAACTATTCGCCAACAAGAAGAAGTCGGCGTTGAACCTATTTCTATAAGCCGCATCAGGAAATCTCCAACATCTTCGCCCAGTGCCGCAACTCCCCCCGTTGAAGAAATCCAAACCGCGCTAAAGGAAATCCTTTTCGATGCAGATTCAATCGTTTTTGGCGAAGAATTAGAGCCTATTATCCAGTATGTAGAGCTACCTGAAGAACAAAAACGATACAGCATTGAAAGCCAAACAAGCGACCTTTTAAATGAACTGATATCAAAATACCCCAATGCTGATAGGACAAAATCGGTTTTAAATAATATTCACACTATTATTGAACGTTTTCAACAGCTTCGCGACGAATTTTCTAATTTTGATGCAAACGGAAATGCGGTGGTTCCTGAACGTAGGTTGGAGAACTATAAACCTCTCGCAAAGTCATTGCTGGCGTTGAACCAGAAACTATTTTGGCTTCTTCCCGTCGTAAAAAATATTCGCAAATTTTATAATGTTGACGCATCCAATGCATTCGATTTTACGACAAATATAATAGAGGAAAATCTTGAAGAGGCAAATTCACTATTTGAAGACTATGCCTCAAATAAAGAATCATTCCTTTCCTATATTGCAAAGATGAATGCATATTTTACGCCATTCACAACGCCAGAAACCGCGACCACACTATTCATACAAACAAATATTACAGCAGTATTAGACAACTTGACTGATTTTTATTCAAGTATAGCCAAAGGCGATACCATAAAGCGCAACCGATTTGTTATCCAGACTTACAATATGGGTCTTTCACAACTCCAAATTAAAAAAGGAATTTCTTATGGACGTAAAACAAACGAAATAGTCGAAGTTGTTCCCATTACAAAAAGCGATAAAATAGACATTACGTCGTATTTAAGTTTGCCCGAACCAGCAATGAACTTTTCAAATATTTCACTACCAAATACAAATATTATGCGTCGAGCTGATACAAATAGGCATTTCATTCCATACTGGAATTTGCTTCGTAAAAACACGAGTGTTACCCAAAAAACGATTGAACTACAGGAACGCGAATCTCGTAGTCAATATTCTTCCGACGAAATTGCAACACTTGCATCTAGTTTTGTTTCGTTTGTAGCTGACCAAGACATAGACTCCGATGAAAAATATAGGAAATTCATCGAAATGTTTGTTCCAAATACAGAATTGTTGATCGACGTTATGAGTAAATATGCAACAGGAAGTATAACACTAAGCAACTATGTCGCCGTGCTTCAGCCCTTCATGGTATACATGCGCGACTTGACTACACGGCAGTATTCAGTATTTGCATCCATGATTGAGCAGAAAGTGCTAGAGTATAAAAAAACACTGGTTCAAACCGCGCGCGAGTATGCCGGAATTTCGGCTGCAAAATATGCTGCAAAATATGCGGCTTCTTCCAGTTTATATAATTTGCTAAAAGATTCGCGACAAGTTGATTTTGAGACAGATATTCTTAGTGTTTATGGTTTGGCGCCGGAGAATTATAAAAACGCCGATAATAGGCAACAAAATACACCAAGTCGTTCCGCTGGAGCAGTGGCAGGAGGTGGTGTTGGTGATGGCGGCGGTGGATCTGCAGCATCAATGGGACCCCTACCCCCGCCATCTAAAACAGAATTTGAGTATGATATTTCATCTTTTGCAAAGACTCCTATTGAGCGTGCGATTGCAATGTCCGCGAAAAGGGTGGAAGCAAAGAATGGCGGCACTATTGATCCGGAAGATTTTGACGATGTTATTAAAGTTTATAATGAGTTGAAGAAAAGTTATCCCGATGACTTTGCGGAAGTAATACAAATGCGCGATGATAAGTCTCTTGTCCAAAGTGAAATTATTTATCCAGTTATGGTTGCTATGGTAAAAGCAAACGAGGAAAATAGGCGTATGAAACAACAACTAGAGCGGCGCGAAATATCTGCCGCAAAGTCTATTTCTTCTATTTTTCCAGACGTTTCATTTACAAATAGTGAAATAATGTATCGTCTTATTTGCCTTGATAATGCGCGACTTTATATGAACACCATGGCAGTAATAAACGAGGATCTTATAACTCCGTTTGATTTTGACCAGCTATATACTCAAGAAAAGAAAAAATACGAAGACAGAATGGAAGACAATCATACAAAAAATGAGTGCAAGAATTTCGTTCTTTCAAAAAAATACAACGATCGTCTTGAAATGAGAGACGATGAGGATGCAGAGGTGCACTATGACAAAATATATGATTTTACGGATTATGGATTCCTCAAAAAACTAGAACACGAACGCAAAAACTATTCGCCGCCTGATTTTGAGACGTTCCTTACAAGTCGCTATATGAAAAAGACAAAACTACCAATGAATGATGCCAAGTCTGAAATACGTGACATGTTGCGCGGCAAGCGTCTTGTTCAAGACGGGCAGTATGCGGTTTTGGTTATAGATGACGAGGAGGGTGTCGGGGGTGGTGCTGCGGGGGGTGAGGGTGAAGGTGCTGGTGGCGAAGGCGGTGAGGAAAGTGCAGAAAGCGGCACACGCTATGAATATTTTATTCGTAACAATGGCAAGTGGGTAAAAGATGACACGATTCCATCGTCTACAAGTATGTATGACACATCTTATTTTTGCAATGTTAAAAGCAATTGTTTTGCAGTAAATAAAAAGTGTATGACCCAGGATTTGGCAGAAGACGCACTCAAAGATGACATTATTACAAAAATGTATGACGAATTTGACTCGCGATTTCATCAAAGTCGCAAGCAGATTTTGGATTCAGTAAATAGAAAGTATAGTTATTCGCTTGATAACATAGTAAAAATGACGAGTATACGCCGCTATAACACATACAAATATAACGACAACCAGTATTTATCTGGTATAGACATCGACCCTTCTTCTAGTAAAGAACGTCTTTCTCCATATGCGCGCATTTTTGACCTTATTCTCGGCCAAACCGACTACGTAAAACGTCAGAAAAATATTATGCGTTTTATTCAAAAATTTACGCGCAAGGCTATCGAGGCCAGTGCTTCTATGTCTCTAAGTGTTGAAAACGAAAGTCCTTTTTGGTTATATTGTAAAGAGACGAATACAAAATTAGTGCCGTCATTTTTTGAGGCGATTGCGTCTGTGTTTTTAAATCAGGGCGATATTCAGTTAACTATTGATGCTATATGTAAGGAGCGTGGCTCAATTAGTGAAGACGGAGATGCATGGACGGATAAATATAGTGGGTATGTAATTAAGCAGATTGATATGGATACTGACGAAGGGTATGATGATGCGGGATATAAACTACAAACGCACGCAGTCATTGAAAAAAGTATTGGTGATACATTGATTCAAAGTATAAGAGACAAGAAAATCCCGACATTTAAGAACCCCGATGCCCAGATAATGAGCGGAATATTGACAACTATGACAAAATATATGGGAATTGACTTGGAGTCCCAGCGTATATTTATTATTGAAAATGCAATGAAGTTTTTATCTTCGCAGTCTTTTCCGACGGAGGATGCGTATAGTTCCAAAAGTCAAGCATCTACGGCTTCTACTGCACGAAAAATGAGTTACAAGACATTTAAAAATATGACTATATTGGTGCTTACATTAGCATTTATGATAGTATCGATTCAGGTATCGATTCCGCCCATTAAAACGCAAAAAACATTTCCGGGATGTATTCGTTCATTTGTAGGATACCCTATTGGCGGCGATGGTGATAACACTTCGCTAAAATATGTCGCGTGTATTGCATTTAAAATAAAAAGCGCCGTTGAACCATGGGATACACTTTCAGTCTTGAAAACCGAGGATAAACTGGTTAGCCAATTACAGAGTTTGATTTCTTCATGTGTTCTTAAGAACCCCACATACCAAACGCGTATTGCCGAAAAGCGCGAGTATAATAAGATAAGTTTCTCCGATGAACTTCCTGCAGTGCACGATATTCGAAACTGGAATACATTTTTGCCGCCATTGTCCCGTATTAAAATACGCACTCCTGAGCCTTTGTCGCCTGCATTTAAAAGGTCCCTCCAAGAAGAATTTTCGCGTGGTCAGGGGTCACAGGTTGAAAAAATATCGGCAATCAAGTCAAAGATTATTTATTATTCACTTGCCATACAGATGATGATTCAGAATGTTGTTGACCGCGAAAAACTAATTCTAACAACTGCATCAAATGAACCATTTGTCGAAAACGCATGTTGTAATACTGCGGGATCAATAAATACTATTATGTATTTCACGGAAATTGAACCCCTTATCTACGATTATGAGGCAAAAGTTAGACAGCTTCGCGACGTAATGAGTGATATTATTGATATGCAAAAGTCAGCCGTATTACTTGATCCTACAAATACGCGAACAAAATACCCCGTAATCCCAACTACATTTGAAGAAGATACGATATATTTGGCGTTTATTACTTATTGCAAATTCAGTAGCGACATTCCTGTTCCTGAAAGTGTTCAACATCTATGTCACGAAAAACCACCTGTGTCATTATATGACAAGAGCAAAACTGAAAAGTAGCGGTGAATATGTTTATACAGAAGAATTGTTGAAATCTCTTTTGGATATAGTAAACCGAGAACACATTATTCCATTTGACTTCAGTAAAAAAGAAATATCGTATGCGCAACAGATGCGCGACTTGATACAGGCGTGTCAGTCACAGGCACCCGGAACATGCGATGTGCCAGAAGTATTTATGCAGAAGATTCTCACCATTATGGATACATATGACTATAATATTAAGATAACAGAAGATACACAAGAGTTGCGCGAACTGGTGAATTATTTGTCCGATACAAACTCTGCAATGATCGGTTCTATTATAGAATTTCTAAATGAGCAAAAACGCTTGGATGGTCGAACCCAGGCGCGGTTTGTCGACTTTTTAACAAACCCGGCAAGTTTTAGAAAAATGGGTGTTGGTGAAGGTATTTTATGTCCGAGACGCGATACTGCCACATATAAGGGTATGCAGTTTGTTATCAACCAAATGCGTAACTTGGTTGACGTTTACCCGAATTTAATATTAAATAATATTGATTATAATAAAGTTTCTATTCCGAAACACTGGGGTCTTTCACCCATGCATACTCGCGATATTCAAAATATAATAAAGGTATATTATTCGCGTCTTGATAAATTCCTAAAAGATAAAGATAGTATTTTGACGGATGTTATGAAAAATATAAAAAAGAGTGCACAAGATTGGTTGCGATTCGCCACGCATACTCCATTATATGCAAGAGTAATTGATGTAGTCGATGTGGGAATTGAGGGCGAGGATATAGAATTCGACTTTGCCGAGAGCGACATTGGGCGAGGTGGGCCAGGGCGTGCTCGTGGAAGTGCAAGAGGGCAAGGTGGTCTTGTTATGCAAGGAATTCTCGAGTCGAGCAGAGTCGAGTCATCGCGTCGCCGGCAGCAGCAGCGTGAAGGAGTTCAAGGACCCATGGAACTATCCGGTGATATAGTTGTAAGAGGTCAGTATTCTATTTTCAACGACGAGCTAGTGCGATATATATTTGCACACTACTTACTAAATGTTTTAATGAAATATGTAACACTTGCAAAATCACCACAAATAGTTGTTGCGGAGGCGCCTATCCCGGAAGATATGGAGCAAGATTTAATGTCGGTATTGCAGGCCCAAGATGAGCAAAATGGTATCGGTCTTGTATCGGAAATGTCGATGGTTGCGTCCGAAAATGTCGAGCTAAAAAAGGTGGTTGCTGAACTACTAGGAGTATTCATTAATATGATGATAAATGACAAAGCCGCGATCAATGTCAACAAAAAAAGCATCAAAGAAGATATTACGCAGTCAAAAGACAGAGAAAAAGATATTATTACGAGAGAGCTGCGCGACATGCAGAAAGACGAACGCCAAGTTGAAAATCTGATGAAAAACTTGCGAATTGGTGACTGGAATGTCGGCGGCACAAAAGGTCTGCGCTTCTATGTTGCAGAAACATATGAGCAAGAGCGCGCGGCGATGGAGTCCGAATTCCAGCGCGAAGAGATGATCGCAAAACATGAAAATCGTCTTAAAAAGAATGACAAAGTAACGCAACGTATGCGCGACGTATTTACAACCGAACAAGAAGAAAATATGCAACAAGACGCCCTAGTCGATGCAGAAATACAAGATGATTTCCGTTTACAAGGGGATGATGATGAATATGGTGCTGAGGATGATGGCGAGTATAATCAACGCGACGGAGGACAAGGCGATGATTAAGATACGTCACACAGCCCTCCCCCATTTATCCTGTTCCATAAAATATATGTTTACCAACAATATATATTTTATTTCCAAACCAGCTTAAAGACCGATGCTCATTACTGCATTTTTATCGTAACACAACCGAAATGCAAATTCGCGCATTTTCCTGCATATTCAGTAACAAACCAAAAGTCTGCGAAATCTGCGACCATAAGTTCGCACAAAGCGCCGCTGCCATAAGATTGGGAAGCGTGTGGTTTTGACGTTTTCGAATCATAAAAAGAGAATAATCCTTGTAAAAACTTGTAAAACAGGAATAAATATATTGTGATTTTGGTGAAATGGAACGCAATGGTATGAAAAATGAATGATGTAATGTTTTTTCAAAAGTATTTTAAGATTTTGAAAAAAGGACATTTATAAATGTCCATTTTCTGATTTTCAATTCTAGATTTGAAAAAAAGTTAAAAACCTCACTCAGACCATAATGCTCTCATTTGTTTTTTTGAGTTTGAAAATTTGTTACGATAACTTTTTTTATTTTTTTACAATATTTATGAAAATGATTTAGGAGTTTTTTTGCTAGTCTATATATATAGAAATGACTAACCAAAAAAACACCGAAAAAACACCGAAATTTTTATGCAATATTTGTGACTTTAGATGCTTTAGAAAAACAGAGTATACAAGACACATTGAGACCATAAAGCATAAAAGACTAGCCGAGACTAGCAAAAAAACACCAAAAGACGGATCAAAAAGTTTTGTTTGCATTTGTGGTAATAAATATAACCATAGTTCTAGTCTAGCAAAGCATAAGAAAACATGTATTACTATCGATACACCAGCGGACACTACACCTGTTTTAGAAATCAAAGAAACAGAAATATATAAGCAAATGCACGAGCAGATTGATAGTAAATCAGACAAAGAATTAAAGGAACTTGTTAAAGATTTGATAAAACAGAATAGTGAATTAGTTAAGACGATAAATGAGATAGTTCCGAAAATAGGCACTACGAATAATATTACAAATAACAATACAAATTTTAATTTGAATGTATTTTTAAATGAGAAGTGCAAAGATGCTCTAAATATTAGTGACTTTATTGAGTCTCTTAAAATAACATTAGAGGATCTAGACTTTTCAAATAAAAATGGTATGGTTCAAGGTATAAGTAACCTTATGATAAAAGGGTTGAAAGAGTTAGATATTCATAAACGTCCTATTCATTGTACTGATGCAAAGAGAGATATAATTTATATTAAAGATAAGGAAAAATGGGAAAAAGACGACAACCATAGTAAAATAAAAAATACGATAGTAAAAGTAGCAAATAAGGAACGTAACTCATTGTATTTATGGGTCGATAAGAATCCAGACTGGTTTGATAGCGAAGATACACAAATAGAGTATCTTACTATGATGCGCAATATATGTGAACCTGTAGAAGATTTTGAAAAAAATGAGAAAAAAATAATAAAAAATATTGGACGCGAAGTGACTTTAGATAAATGTGCAATGTAAGTAAAATATTTGTTATTTGTCTTCAAATATTTTACTTGTTATATATAAGATATAGTTGCCACCCATCGCTAAACTACAAACTACAAACTACAAACTACAAACTACAAAATGTTTCAAAATTTGATTTCTAAAGATAATATAGTTTTTGTAGCAATATTTGTTTTTATTGCTTTATTTGCAATAGTAAATTCATTTCGCCCGTCGATTATATATAACCGAGACTTGAGTTTTCGCCGTTTTGGTATTGGATATAAAAATAAATCTGTTCTACCGATATGGCTATTTTCAATAGTTTTGGCTATACTTGTTTATGTAGTAGTCATGTATATTTATGATTATAAAAGTTCGCCAACGTATTAGTTCGCTGCATCATATATAAATCCTTTGGGGGTTGTATTTTTATCAGCACCACCATTATTATTTTTAGCATGGTCTGATGCTATTTGCTCCGCAATGTCTGGAGTTAAACCACATGGTTGGTTGATAATATAGTTATAACTGCGCGAAGTTACCAAAATACCTGCAAGCATATACCATACAAATTGTGAAACCAGGTCTTTTAGTTTTACCATATTTCTGAAACTAGTATATTTTTCCGTTCCAATAACAACATTTGTATTAAATAAATCTTTACTTTTGGTCCATTTTGTTTTAAAATCTTCTTCGTCATTATAGTTAAATTGGTTCAAAAATATAGACGGGTCGTTGTATATATTATTAACTGCTTTTGATATATCCCCCGATCCTGATGCATTTTCTTTCAATACTTCTCTAACTACACTTTCTGCGCCACCTATTTTAGCAATTGCATACCCAAATGTATTTGAGAATGGTTCTAACCATCCTGGAAAAATAGTAAGCAACAATTGCAAAAGACCAAAAATGAAAAGCATTGGAAAAATAGTTGCTACAACTCCTGTTGTGGTTGATTGAGGATTATTGCATATTGTTTTCGCTAAAGAAGAATTTATTGTTACTTGAACTGCTAGAAGTGTGCCAATATATATCATGTTAATTAAAGTTAACATCTTGTCATCTATGCTATATTTTATAATCGTAAATATCAAAGTGACGATGAAGAATGCAAAAATTGAAGTTGCAGGGTTAGGAGGGGTGCTTGAAGAATTTGTAGTAGGAAATGTGTCTGGTGATGCTAGTTGTGGTTCTATAGGTGGTGGCGCGGGTGGTATTTTTGTTGTTGAAGTTGTTTTTGTTTGTGCTGACATTGCTTATATTTATTGTATGTATAATATGTTTACTACGTATATTATGTTTACTATGTATAAATGTATACTATGTATAATATGTATAAATTAATTTATAAAAATAATATTATAATGTAATAGTTATTTTTATTTTATTTAAAATTCTGTATGGAAAAACCAAGTCTTACAGAACCGGGTGTTACATTTTTTATGAGCAAAGTATTGAAACATTGCAGTCAACAAAAATATATGTTTAGTAATCTTGTATTCAATGTTGTTTTATTTTTGGTATTTGTTTTAATAATAGGTGGTTTTTTGTATTATAAATATCGTGGAAAACTTACACCAGAGGAAAAAGAAAGAAAATTTAGAGATGAAAAACAAGATGTTTTAATCAGACTAAATGCACTAAATGTTAACATTGAAAAAAATAGAAAGAATGGTGCAAATTTAATTACCGATTTACCAGTATGGGATGTGCAGTCATCGGATGTTATTGTGAATCCTTATAATTAATTCCATGCATATGATGCATATCATGCATATCAAATGTATCAAGTATATTGTAAAATTATAATAGTAAATACACTAATATGCGAATATAGTATTTATTATTATATATAATATAATATAAATATAGAATAGTAAAATAGTAAATATAGTAACTACTATATGTCGCATCCGCATATTTCGATTGATAATTCACTACAAGAGTATTATAAACTAAAGGATCGATATGATAAAACATATGATAGTAAAAAACATGCAATTATTTCAGATATCACGATTCCATATTCGAAAAAGAAAGGAAAAATAGCCGAGTTGTCTCGAAAAAGAAAATGTGTTGTTTGTAAGGCTGCAGGGGGAACTATTTTTACAAACGAAAATCGTATTTTGAAAGCGGTTTGTGGAAGTAAATCGCAACCTTGTGGTTTAAATATCGAAATTGCAAGAGGCAAGAAGGGAAATATTGAGAAACTAATAACTCAGTCCTATAAAAAAATAGAAAATATAAAAGAAAATATTATAAAATTCAAGCTAGATTTATTATTTAGGTATATATCCGATGACCAACTCAAGCAAAAATTTGACGAATCGAAAAAAGAATTGGAAACCGAACTTGCAAAATACGAGAAAATGTATAATATCTATATTGACAACACAAATAATCCAGAAAAAGTAGAAAAACTAAAAGTATTAAACTCCGAACTTTACACCTATGTTGAACAATTCAAAGAAATTATGAAAGAGTATATGGAAACAGGACGTATCGAAGTTGTGAAACCCGCGATTGAAATATACTTGAATTATATAGTACCTATTGCTGAAAAAATTCGGAATACAACATATGTATATAGTGGCGTTGAGTTCAACGAAAATACAAACCAGTATCTTTTAATACAGCAAATCAGTAATATAAAAAAATCTGAAATAAATATTGAGCGCCCACAAGTTATTTCATTTACTATGTAGGTGTGGGTGTAGGTGTGGGTGCAACTATAGTGTCCTTATCTAATAAGCGCCGATATGAACGTCCGTGATACGAATCAAGAGGTCCCAAAAATATATCACCATTTTTGACTTGTCGGGGTGTAGGGTATGGATTATTTGTTATCTCGGTTACTAAAACCAATTTGTCGTTTTGTTTCCAATATGTATACGGCGGAGATGTTAATATGATGCCTTTACTTTTGTATGGGTGTTGTGTTGGATTGCATATGCGAAGACATTGGACTGCTTCTGAATACCATCCATAGTAAGTGGATTGTGATACGAGTGGTGTTGAATAATTTTCTAACATAGTTTGATTTGATGAGTTGAATGATATGATATGATACTATGTAATATCATATAATATTATCAATTTTATGGAAGAGATATTATTTTATTTATATGAACATGAATATTTAATTATGAATTATTTATCTCCTTTCTCTCGTTTCTCTCGTTTGCAATCTCATGGACTATATGCTAGTATCACTACCACTACCACGACTCAGACATTTCGAGAACTTTTGACAACCCAAAAAATGATCCAGCAAATAATGAACTCATAAAAATAAGTCCACTAATATTATAGTTTCCATCACTATTGAAAACAGATGGGATAAATTTTAAAACATATTTTCTCATTACGGGTAACTGAAAAACAAAATATAATATACCTACTATAATTGGTATTTGCATAAGTTTATATATATTTTCAGCATTCGAATAGTCACTTTGCGACTTTCTATATTTTTCTTCACTTGTCATGTCTTGTTCATGTTCTTCAATATAATTATTTGATGACATCGGGCGCTGACCATACTGATTTACGTTTTGTCCTTGTGATTGCGGATTAGGAATAAAATTAGGTTTTACTTGTGCATCATTCATCATATTTGAAGTAGTCGTGGGTATATCCCTAGATGGTAAGTTCGTCATACCTGATGCACTCGCTCGTTGTAGCCCCGAAATCATCTCATTCATTATATTCGGTGATGAAGGCATTTGTGGTTGTATAGGTCCCATCCCGCCCCCGCCGCCGCCGCCTAAACCTGCAATAACAGGGTTATATACTTGTCCTTGTATACTTGGTCCACCGCCACTATTACCCGCTGCGCCACTAGTTAATTCCATTTTTTGTAAAACAACATTATTATTCATATTTCCTGAACTTGGATCTGTTGGAAGGTCGTCAATACTTGTTGTGTCACCCATTTTCTTAATATATTCTATAAAGATTCATAGATTTTATTTACTACGCAAAACTTACTTTCTTTTTATTATCTTCACAGCTTTCCGATGAACTATTATAAGTGTAACATTTTTTACCATACATATATGTCTCTTTTTCTAACTCATTTACCGGAGGTGCAAGAAATTTTAAACATTTATCGCCTATACATTCTTTTCTAAATAATGTCGAAAGTCCGAGTCCTAAAATAACTGAAATAATATATTTGCTTGTATCCGAATGCAACCATCTTTTAAGATTCATCGCCTTTGGTTATTATAATAGTATTTGTGTTATATATAATACTATTATAAATTATATAATTATATATAAATATAGTAAAATGTTACAACTATATCAATTAAACCTGAATCGGTATTTTTTTAACAGAGTTTGACATAAATGGGCACTTCTTTTCATGTGGTATAAATGCAAAACAATTATCCGCGCTGTCCTTATACTGGAATTTTCCAACGTTATCTATAGTGGGGAAGATAGTTATATTTCTAGTAGGTGGATTTGACAAGTGAATATATACCATTCCTATTATAAAACTTGCTATAAATAATGGTATTGAAATATATTTCATTATTTGTAAATATATTATAGTTTATAGTTTATAGTTTATAGTATATACTATATAGTATATATTATATAAATAAATTATTATAATAGTTTGTTATTATAATTTATGTTTCGCTTTCCCTATCTCTTGTGGTGTTATATCCTCCGCACCCACCGCATTTTAATCCAATTGGGTGGTATGTTACTTTATCATTAAAATCACAATCATTGCATTTTATTTTTGTTAATATACTTGACTCAATAGGGTTTAACTCAATAAGATAATCCGTTTTTCTTATTATGATCTGCAACGCATCACCATCTATCATTGACTTCCTACACAAAGGGCACGATATTCTATTATTTTTTAATAATTCATCTAAGCATTTTCCATGAATCACGTGTCCACATGCCAATAATCTTACAGGTTCTTTTGATAAAAATATACTTTCTAAACATATACAACAATCACCCTTTAATACGTCGACTAAACACTTGTGCGTATCTTTTAAGTTGATAAGTATACAACCACCGCATTTGTCACAATGGAAATAGTCTTCTTTTGTATTCCCTAAACTGCATATGCGACATATATTACATTTGTCGCAGTGATATATTTCGGTTATATGACTATCAGAATAGAGATGACATATGTCGCAATAGTATTTTGCAAATTCTTTATTGTTGTTACCGCAGTTTTCATTTTTGCACGAGTTAGATACAGGTTGTCGTAAATGACATTTATTACAAACTACTTCTTCTACATCATAACGATTCATTATATGAGATTCGACTTGTGTATCGTGGCAAAACCTACATCCGAATTCTTGCCCACAACATTTTGCAATTAGTGTGCACCTAGATTTATAATGCCCACACCATACTAATGCTTCACATGTTGGAGTTGGAGTTGGAGTTGGAGTTGGAGTTGGAGTTGTCATGGCGATCTGTTATGTATATTGGTTATATATCTTACACTATTCATTTTATATATGTTCATTTGTATAATTATATATCTATAGTCTTGCAGAGAAAGGAGAGAAAGGAGAGAAAATGATAATCAATTAAATAATAAATAATGCATATAAATATTTATTATTCTACTATTACAAATTATATCTTATTCTCGCTATCCGGAGTGTTATAACTTGGCGTCGACATCGACATCGACATCGATGAAGGAGTAATAATATCTTTAACATAAAGTATATTTTCAACTTCCTTATTCAATGGGATAGTATTTTGTTTATTTTCTATATTTATTTTACGACGTATAGTTTTATTACGCGAACGCAACTTCACGCTAGGTTCTATCATAACAGGTATCGTTTGCATATAAGCTTTTGCTTGTTTGTTTGTATTCTTTTTCGTTTGGTTTTTATTTTTACGTTTAGAAACTGATGTTTCTTTGCGGTTTTGTTTTTGAATATTCTCTATCTGATTAATAATCGCATTTGATGCAATCGCTTTCGCTTCAAATGCCAGTTTTGCCTCGTTGATAATATCTTCATTCGTCTTTTTCGGTTTATTTTTTTCGATAAAAGGCTTATTCGCAGAATTATTTTCAGGATTGTATCGAAGAAACCATTTATCGTATTCGCGAGTTTTGCGTTTATTTTTAAGACGTTTAAACTGCTCCGTTTTTTCGTTGCGAATATCTTCGATTGTTTTCTGTTTTCCATAGCAAGATACGCTAAACCGGCGCAATATTCCACGCAGTTTTACGCGATTTTTTTGCTGGATTTTGAAGAGGTATTCGCACATACATAGAATTCGTTTGGGGTTGAAATAAGGCCGATCAATATATAAAAACAATAAATAGAAACTGAGCATAGTGTCAATCGTTGCAACCCGGTATATTTTATTGTCTACTTTAATTGTGTTGTAACTATGACACGCAAGGGGTCTAAAAAGATATACAACAGGTTGACTACCGATTTTTATTTCATAATGTGTTGACAAGTATTCGGAAACGGAAGGCTTCTTTTCAATACTTACGTCGCGGATATCGGCGGCTTCCAATTTTTCTTTAATTAGTTTTGCAGTTTTATCAGGATTAGAAGACAACATATCAAAAACAGGATTTTCAGTCAAATATGCACGCTCTTGGTTTTTCAAATATCGCGAATAAAGTGAGAAAGCATATCCGCCAATAAGAACAAGTTTATCTGAAGAAGACGATGACGACAATGCCGCTACACTTTTAATAACATCCTGTATTTTGTCTTTTTCGTGAAAGTATTGTTTATTATATGAACGCGCGGATAGAGATTTTTCAAATGAATCGGGGTCGCAGTTGGTCGCTTTTAAGGGGTAGTTTTTGTTCAATAAGTTGAGACGCTTAAGAACTTTTTCCCAACGCGATATATCACCGCTGGGGCGCGACAATTCTAAATACATTGCCATCCGTAAAAAATTTGGCGGACTATACAATATACCTCCTTTGCTTATTGCATTTTTTTTAAGACTACTAAATAGTTTGCTGTCGATTTGTGTAATATCTGCAATTTGAAAGAAATTGACGAATACTTTATAGGTACCATAGTGAACGCCAGCTTTTGCTTCAACACTGGAAAAACCTTGCTTGAAATAAATATCGGCCAATTCTTTTGCGTCATTCATTGCATTGGGGGAAAAGAAATCGTAGTCGGGTATTTCAATGTTGCGATTATAAAACTGGTCTTCTTTGGGGAGAATATTATTAATCGCAGTGCCGCCGTAACATACGAGTTTCTTGTCATGGATAAACTTTTCAAGAACGTCTATAATATTTTTCATGATGGGATTTTGCGCAATACGCTCGCCGCGTTTTTTTGCTTCAACGTCCATGGCATTTTTTAATAATTCTAGTTCGCGGTTTTCATAGTAAATCGTGTTTAATAAAATATCTGTTCCATTATTCATGTTATTGGATTTTGTTTTGTTGTTGTGATTTTGATTTTATTTATTAAATTTACTTTATTATAATGGATATTATAGTTATATTACCTTGAGATAATATATTGAGATAATATATTAGGATATTTGTTATTAAGATATTATATGGCATTATCACCAAAAAAAATAATAACAACAACAGCAGAAGCATCAAGAAAACCAGGCAATTTTTTTGAAAGCTTACGTAAAGCAGAAACAGAACCTTTAGATGGTAGTATATTTATAAAAAATGATAATACACTAGATAAATATATTTTTGAATCTGCAATACCAGCTTTTACTTCTTCTGTAACTTCTGGACCTTCAGGACCTTATGGTTCTTCTAGTATTTTTAAACCTGTTTTATCTCCTGTAAAAGAATTAGAAGAAACAGAAGAAGAAGAACTAAATGACTATGATGGTGGTTCGCGCAGTTCTAAAATAAAAGTTGATGAATATTTATTTATTGTTATTTTGTTTATGCATGGAGGGTATGCGATTGATAATACTAAAACGCCTGTTACGTCCATTACAAAAAGAAATGCCCCATTAATAAATCCAGGAAATAAATTTGATGGATACGAATCGTTAACTATTTGTGGAGCAGCTCCTCCGTCTCAAATCAATGTAGGTATACCTAATTTATTAGATAAAGTGTACCACCCTGTTGTTATGGGAAATTTAGATAGATTTTCAACGTTACTTACGGAGAAAATATCTTCAGTAGAAATTCAAGCACCATCTCCATCACCATCACCATCACCAGCACCATCACCATCACCAGCACAACCATCCAAATTACATAAGTCTAGTTCTAGATCTAGATCTAGATCTAGATCATATAAACCTAGGTCTATTTCTAATTTTAAAAAAGGTGGGGGTGGTAAAAAACTTAAAAAAAGTAAATCAAAATTTAAAGAAGTTCAACCTACACCTGCTACACCTGCTACACCTGCTACACCTGCAGCAATTACCTTAGTTAGTTCAGTCCCGAGGTCATCTATCCATTCAAAGGCGTCAAAATTTTCAAGGTTTCCAAAATTAGTAAGCACAATTCAAAAAGTAAGTCATGGTATAAAAAGTAGATTATTTTCACTTGTAAAAGGTTGTGTTAAAATGGTAATGGATAATTTTAAAGTTGACTATGCGGTTTTAAATGTAAGTGGTGAAAGCTATAATATTACACAAACAAATGTTATTGATGCTATTATTTGTATGAGTAAACATGGAGCTTTAAAAATAAATGATGACTTATTTGATGCATTTTCATATAATTTATTTTGGGGATTGCGCCAACATGACCAACAATATTTTTTTGAAAATTGTAGAGATGCAATTTCACAAGCAGTTCCTGGTTCTGATTCATGTATAAAACGTCAGTATGCACTGGCAAATGCTTACGAAAGGTTTCCTTGTATAAGAAGTATTGTAAAAGGAGGTCATTATAATGCAGATCATGTTGAAAAAACATATTCATATCATCCTATACACGATAAGGATGTTGGATTAGGTGTAAGGATATATAGATATAATATGCTTTCAGATAATATGCTTTCAGATAAAAATGATAAAAGGGGGGTATCTATAAAATCTGAAACAAGTTTTATTGATATTGGACTAGGTGAAATTTCTGCAGGTAAATCACCTGATCCTATGTTGGGAGGATACTATGGTATAACATTAAGTGAAATTTCTTTAGTCATTTCAAACAAAATAGATCAAAAATACTTTGGTGGAAATTCTGAAAAAAAACGTGTCTCTATAATAGACATTAGTTGTTCTAGTTTTTTTCAAGCTCAATCTGATGTTCCACCGATATCAAAATATATTGGAATAGGAGGAAAAGGAGGAAGAACAAAAGTAAGCATACGAAACAAGACAAAGCGTAAAAACGATAGAAACGAGAGAAAGGAGAGAAAAGGTAGAAGTAAATCAAAAATAAGAAATCGAAGAATGAGTAAACGAACCAGGAAAAATATGAAAAAATAGAAGAAGAAGTTAACATATGCACATGTTGTATAACTATTATCGCTATAAAACAATAGTTATAATATTTTGTCTAAAAATCTAAAAATCCATTTGGATGCCTCCTATATTTATAGATTTCTTACTGCTAAACAGAAGAGCCTTATCAAGTGGTTCGGGTGCAGGCACAAATACAGGGACATATAATAATTCGTTAGGTCGTGGAACAAATGCAGATTTCATATTATCAAAAAAATTATTATAAGAAATAAGATTCTGATCATTGTTTTGGAAGTTCATTGCAATAAACTGACATCCCAACATTCGTGGAACTATATAAATATAGTTTGTGTTATTTTCATTCAAGTCAGGTAAAACTATTGTCATATTTTGACGATTATATTCTATAATTTCTTTAGGTGCGTTTGTGTTTTTAATTTCAGTAAAACGTTTTTCATGAATAAAAACCGAGTTTGTTGTAATATTTGTAAGTTCCCACATATTTGCAGATTGATATAAAATAGGCATACCTCCTGTGTTACTATTTTTTTCTACCATAATAATTACTTTTCCATTAATAGTGTCGACTAAATCTTTAATAGGTGTTCTTGTCATATTTTTTCCATTTGATTCTCTCATAAATTCAATTGGTAATAATTTTGATTCAAATGTTTGCGCAATAATTGAAGCGAGTTGATTGACAACATTTACATTATTTGTTTTAAGACGAAAATGAAGAAATAAAGGGTCAGATGGATTCGGGCAAAAACGTTGCGATTCGTCTGTTGAACGGACGTCTAACTTGGGTATAGTATTCCCACTAAAAGCATATTTATTAATTTCACTGAATACTTCAGCGGCATTTAAAAAATTGTAACTTTGTTTTACTCCAATCTGGTCAATCGAAGATACTGCAACAACCGGTGTATCATTCAAACAATAAATTTCAAAATCAAGGCAACGACAACCCTGTGCAATAACATTATAAAGAGCACACAACGAAACATAGTCACTTTTAAAGTCACCTGATGCACAGCAGTTGTATGCGGTTTTGATATAAAAGTCGCGCATATTTTTTCCAGCATAATCAGGTGTTGATAATTTATTACTTAGAGGAGTTATTTGTGTCGATTTTTTATTAGACTTCGATATAATGGTGCAGTTTGTATTATCCAAGTTTAATTTGGCGGTGATATACGTAATCACCCAGAGTAAAATAACTATGATAAAGGATATACCAAACCAGTGAATTGCAACAGGTGATGGATTTTTACTATCTTTAATTTTAAAATTTGTTAATGCATCTTTAACATCGGTCAAAGTTACACGTGGTGTTGACATTCAATAATATATGATTTTTGTTGTGTGTGTGTGTGTATGTGTGTGTGTGTGTTGTAATTTAATATATATAATATATATTTTACTATATAATTTACTATATAATTATAACTATAATATATATTAAATATATTAAATATATATTATATAAATGGCTGGCGGATTGCTAAATCTTGTATCTTTTGGAAACCAGAACGTTATATTAAATGGAAACCCTACAAAAACATTTTTTAAATCTACATATGCAAAATATACGAATTTTGGAATGCAGAAATTTCGTATTGATTTTCACGGGCAGAGGAAACTGCGTTTAACAGAAGAATCCAGATTTACATTTAATGTTCCGCGATATGCCGATTTGTTGATGGATACATATCTGGTTGTAACATTGCCAACGATATGGAGCCCAATATGGCCACCAAGTAATTGTGCCGAAAACTGGGCGCCATATGAGTTCAAGTGGATTGATAATTTAGGCACGCAAATGATTAAAGAGATTATAGTATCAGTAGGTGGGCAAACATTGCAAGTATTAACAGGTAAATATTTACTGGCACTTGTGCAACGCGATTTTTCAGGGAGTAAGAGAAACTTATATGACCGAATGACGGGGAATGTGCCTGGATTAAATGACCCCGGAAATGCCGGAAGTCGTGTAAACGCATATCCAAATGCATACTACACTACGCTATCACAAGGCGCGGAGCCGTCTATCCGAAGTCGTAAATTATATATTCCTATAAATGCTTGGTTTACACTGACGAGCAAAATGGCATTCCCATTAACCGCGTTACAATATAATCAGCTAAAGATAGATGTTATTATGCGTCCTATCCAAGATCTTTATACTATACGTGATGTAATGGATGTGGCAAATAATTACCCTAGTGTTCGCCCCAACTATTCTTTAAATTATATGCAATTGTTTCGGTTTCTACAGACACCTCCTAGTGTAAGTTTAAACACTGCAGACTATCCAAACTCGACGCAAACGGACTGGAATGCAGATATACACTTGATAAGCACATATGGATTTCTTTCTAATGAAGAGGCGAAGTTGTTTTCGCAAAATGAGCAAAAATATTTAATCAAGTCGGCATATGAGTGGAATTTCGATAACGTAACCGGAACTCAGCGTGTATGGCTAGAAAATACGATAGGTATGGTAAGTAGTTGGATGTTCTTTTTTCAAAGGAGTGATATTAATCTGCGCAATCAGTGGAGCAATTATACGAATTGGCCATATAACTACTTGCCTTCTGATGTAATACCTGCGCCGGCATCTCCAGCTGAAGCGTCGTTGCGTAATGTAGGAATAACTGCATTTGGTTGTGGATTGCCACCATATAATGCTGGTTTTGCACCCGGGTATAATCCATTAACTAGCGGGCTAAATGGGTATTTTATCACACAACCATTTAATGTTGAAAATAGTCGCAATATATTGATGAACATGGCGATTCTTTTGGATGGAAAATATCGCGAGACGACACTTGATGACGGAATATATAACTATATCGAAAAGTATACGCGAACAGGAGGAAATGCACCAGACGGCTTATATTGTTACAACTTCTGCATTGACACGGATCCTTTTAATACACAGCCATCTGGTGCACTAAATACGAGCAAATTTTCGAATGTTCAGTTTGAATTTACCACATTATATCCAAAAAATAATCCAGATGCGCAGTTTCTCACTATTTGTGATAGTGCAGTCGATCCTCTTACAAATACTCCGATACCTATTGGTGTCAACAAACCAATGTGGCGTATATATGAATATAATTACAATTTGGTAATTTTAGAAGAGCGTTTCAACGTTGTCACATTTATGTCTGGAAATGCAGGTCTCATGTATGCGAGGTAAATTCGTAAAAGCTCAACATGGCAACGCCTACACCCTACACAAGTGACGTGTTTAGTTGCTGCGATACATGCACAAATGTTGTGCAAAGTGGCATATGTTTGATACACGACGCGTTTATATAAGTGCATGTGCTTCGCAGCCCTCCCAGAAAATCAAGAATCGTGTTCTCAATAGGGCCTCGATATGGAACGCGAATCAAACGTCCTTCCGATGAACGATAATCGCTCATACCCCCATAGTGTTTTTTCATAGCATGGGATGAACTCATGCCGTAGAATATTTTAGATTGCGAGCCGTCGTCGGAATTTGTAACAAGTTCGCCTGGGTTCTCGTCATGTCCGGAGAATGCACCACCAACCATGACAAAATCCGCACCTCCACCAAATGCTTTTGCCATATCGCCGGGACATGTTATTCCGCCATCGCTTATAATATGTCCACCAACACCATGTGCTGCATCGGCACATTCCATGATTGCAGATAATTGAGGCATACCTACGCCTGTTTTCATTCGTGTCAAGCATGCACTACCCGAACCAATCCCGACTTTAACAACATCCACGCCACCATTAAGTATAAGTTCCTCCACTATTTCACGTGTTACAACATTTCCTGCGACAATGATTTTGTCGGGGTATGCCTCGCGAACTCTTTTGCAAAAGTCGACAAGAGCTTTGATGTAGCCATTTGCAATATCGATACATATCCAGTTACACTCCACTTGTGCCATAATTCTCTGCAGACGCTGAAAATCATGGTCCTGTATACCCGTGGACACCATGAAATAGTCTGGGTGAAATACGATGTCGTGTTGAGTTTGATACTCTAAGAAGTCTTTGACATCGTAGAATTTATGTAACGCAGTTACTATTTTGAATTTTGATAATACTTTATACACATCAAAACATCCAATCGTATCCATATTTGCGGCGACTATTGGAACACCTTCCCATGATTTTAGAGAGTTGCGGTTTTTAAAACGAAAACCGCGATTTAGATTGACATCGGATCGACTATTAATAGTTGAACGCTTTGGGCAAATGAGGACATTATGGAAGTCGAGTTTAATACCTTCTTCGATTTTTGGCATGGTTGTATCTATGGCAGTGTGGTTAGTAACTATGATATAATAATATATTTTGCATAATAAACTTTAAATATGTTTATAATATGTTCTTTGGTTATTATAACCTTTAGGTTCAATAATATAAAATGTTATAATATATATATTATTAATACATATATTATTAATACATATTATATTATATGTCAACATCATATTTTAAAACATCAAATATTGAAAAATTAACAAATAGAAGTAGAAATAAAAATAAAAATAAAAAAGTAAGTGATAAAGACGCGGAATACGATAAAGACGACAAAAATGACAAAGACGAGAAAGATGATAAAGATGATAAAGATGATAAAGACGAGAAAGTAATCGAAGGTTTCGACCCAACAAGTTTGTTGGGGGGCAAAAGTCCATCATCAAATATATTTGGTTCATCGGATACCGATAGTAATAAAAAAGATGATACTACAAATCCTACAAGTGTAAAAGGAACACAAGACCAAATGGATCCAAATAGTATTTTAATATTTTGTATACATGCTCTACTATCCGTATTGTTTGCATATATATGGGGGTGGTTATCGACAAATTTTATATACTTAGCCACAGAATCAAAAGATAAATTGGATTATATTTTACCCATTGATGAGTATCATAAACCATATACAAATAATGCAACTAAAGATAATAGTTGGTATAACTATGGTTTTCCTTACAATTTAGGAGACGAGAGAGTTATAAGTGCACCATCCGGTGAAGTAGCCTTAAAAAGAAGACAAAAAGATATAACATATTTTTTATGGTTATCAGAAGACGGAAACAAAGATGGAAAAAGCGAAGTAGGTGTTTATAAGGCATTTGTACAATATTTATTCGAAGCGGTGTATGGTGGTCTCGGAATGAATGGTGGTAGATACGCAATGCGACTGATACTAAGTATTTTTAGCATTTCTAATTCTAATAGTCAGGATAAAGAGGATAAAGAGGATACATGGGAGAAGATGAAAGATAAAACATTTAATAAAGCAGCTGCATTTTTCTTGTGGCCGCCAGTTATTATGCAAATTATTTTTCCTCTAGTAGGAATATGGTCGGGAATTACATCATTCATATTTGGAATTTTACAGAATCATATTATCTGGGGGTTGATATTTGGTCTTACGTTTGGAATATTTATAGCAATGGGGTGTGGTTTTTATATGATGCTTAACGTATTGTATGTATTCTTTATTTATCCCTGGTCAAATGACAATAGTGAAGATTCATCAAAGGGTAAATGGAAAAAAATATTTGATGACTTAAAAATATACATGTTACTTATTTTTTATTTCCAAATATGCATGTATGGTTTTTCGGACTTGAGTGAGGTAGGTGGTGCTGGGATTATGCTTATAGTTATAGTAAGTCTAGTAATGCAATACATGAAACATTCCAGTTAAAAAGTTCTATAAAAATATTTAATAATATAGTTACCGATATTATTAAAAATAACCTTGAAACAAAAAATAGTATTAAGCATAAAATATAATTAAAAATATAATAATATTAATAATTAATAATATTAATAATTAATAATAATTAATAAAATGACCAAAAATAATAAAAATTCGCACAAGAAGAACAACACTATCATTAACCTCCCATTTGTTAGCGTATGCACGCCGACATTCAATCGTCGACCATTTATTGAAATGATGGTTGCGTGTTTTGATAGTCAAGATTATCCCAAAGATAGAATGGAGTGGATTATCATAGACGACGGAACGGATCCGATTGAGGATTTGGTAAGAGGGCATCCGAATGTAAAGTATTTCAGGTATGATACAAAAATGACGCTTGGAAAAAAAAGAAACATTATGCATGATAAATCCAAAGGAGATATTATCGTTTATATGGATGATGACGACTATTATCCTCCTGAACGCGTTTCGCATGCGGTAAATATGCTTACTACGCATCCTACCGCATTATGTGCCGGGTCAAGTGAAATGTATATTTATTTCAATGATAGAAAACGGATGGTGCAATTTGGTCCGTATGGCAAGGACCACGCTACTGCGGGAACATTTGCATTTAAGCGGCAGTTATTGAAACAGACTCGGTATAACGAAGATGCATGTTTAGCGGAAGAGCGCGAATTTTTAAAAGGATATACGATACCATTTGTGCAACTAGACCCACTGAAAACAATATTGGTTTTTTCACATTCGCACAATACGATGGATAAACGAATACTATTGGATAACATTGAAATAGTCGGACACCCGGATAGCCAATATGCGAAATATAGTTTGAAAACATTGGGGGAATTTATTAAGGATGATAAAATTGTGAATTTTTTTACCGAAGATTTGGAAAAGAGATTGACTGCATACGAGCCTGGTGACATAAAATTAAAACCAGATGTATTGAAACAGATTGGCGTGATTGAAGAAAAGAAGAAACAGATGATGAAAAGTATTCAGGTGCAACAAGCGCACCAAGCACAAAACCCATCTCAACTAAAAATAGTATTTCAAGAAGAAGGTAAAAGTCCTCGTGAACTTAGCATCCCAGAAGTAGTTGAATTATTAGACAAACAACAGAAACAACTGGAGCAGTTTAAAAATTTGAAAGACCTATATGTAAGTGTAATGAAAGAAAATCAGCGATTAAAACTGCTTATCGATGAACAACAGGCGATACTAGATGAGAAAAATCTTATGATTAACGAACTGGAACATAAGGTGAGTGAATCATGTGAAGTTGTTGTGATAAGTAATGCGTGATAATGTGCGTCAAAAATATATTTAAAACTGGCTTAAAGAAATTTTGTTACATATACTTATCAGTTACGTTACGTACTATTTACGCAGTTTAAAATGGCGATGTTGAAAGAGAATCCCAAGGGGCTTGGTTCTGGAAGTGGAAGTGGAATTAGCAGGAACAAGAGTAGACTAAATTTGAGTAAAGTAGACGCGGGTCGCGATGATTGGGATGATGCTGGTTCGACAGGTGGCGGTGCAAGCAATGAAAAAAAGAATAAACGTCCAAGGTCCTTTTCATCGAATGTGCAAGGTCGTTATATCGTAAATGCGGTGACGGGTGTCGAATATCCCTGGCGTGTTGGGTCGCTGTGCGAAGATTTTCTCTGGAAGGTATGTGATGCCCGGGCGAGTCGTGGAAAGTATGAGCCGGATTTTTACTTCTATGATTCGCCACAACAGGCTGCAGAACATAGGCGCTATCATCGCAATGCATTTACACAAGATTCGCTAGACTGGTGGAAGGCGAATGTTGCAAGGACGACACGAATGCTTAAGAGCGAGGATTAGTGGTGTGTAAATGCTTTATAAAATATAAAATATAACATATCGTGTCATATGTTACACTACCAATGCTCGTGGTTGATGTCCGGCAGCAGCAAATTGCACGATTGGCTAAATAGGTGTTGTAATTTGAATATGTCATTTGTAATAATGACATATTTTTATTTAAATAATTTCCAGGTGGTGCGAACACGTGCCGTTCTTTGCGGCCATGCGCGCTTGCAATCGGCGGCGCATCTACTTGTGCACCGACCTGGTGTGGAACCGGCTTTGATGATTCGCCACTCAAACACAATTTGCATATAAAAATTAATTATACGCTTATAAATGCTACAGACAAATAAGAAAGTATATTAGCAACTGCTGCTCCTGGTGCTATTACACTATTTTGCCACGCAGTTAGTATTAAAACATCTCCTGTATAAAGATATTGAATACCTGATACCTGCCACCAATTACTACCAAATCCAGACCCATAGTTTCCAGAAGCACTTTCATTTCTTGCTAAAATATAAGGAGCTCCAACCCCACTAGTTACAAATACTTGTAAAGAAATTTGAGATGAGACCGCAAGCTGCAGACTTCCAATAACTATATAATACCCACTTTTTGGTATAGTTATAGCATTTGGGGTAGCAGTCATAGATGCTGTATTTGTTTGAGTTCCACCCAAACAAGTTAATTGAGTTTGTGGTGTAGGGGTATTAAAGTAATTAACATTTTGTAGTATATTCTGGGCTGAATTAGCAAATATTTTAGCAACTGGAATAGTATCCCAAGTAGGAGCTAAATTTGGACCACTGCTTGTTAAAATTGTTCCAGTTGCGCCAGTTGCCAACAGAGTGGTTACACTTGGTCCTGATTGATATGGAATGGAGCCAGTGGCACCCCCAACAATATTGATATCAATTGTTTTTTTTCCGCCAAATGTCTGCGTTGTGTTTGTAACAACTCCGCCATTGGTTCCATCTGCTGGTGCCAATGTTAACACGGAACCTGCCAATGATGCGCCATTTGCAGTTGAACCTGCGGATATTGCACCAATGGAACCTATTGCGCCCGTGGCGCCGGTTGCTCCTGTAATACCTTGTGAACCTGTTGCACCCGTAACACCTTGCACACCTGTTACACCCTGGGGGCCGGTTGCACCCTGAATACCTTGTGGACCGGTTGCTCCTGTAACACCTTGTGGTCCTGTAACTCCTTGCACACCTGTTACTCCTTGTGGTCCTGTAACACCTTGCACACCTGTTACTCCTTGTGGGCCTGTAACACCTGTAACACCTTGTGGGCCTGTAACACCTTGCACACCTGTAACACCTTGTGGGCCTGTAACACCTTGCGGGCCTGTAACACCTGTCGCACCTGTCGCACCTGTCGCACCTGTCGCACCTGTCGCACCTGTCGCACCTTGAGTAACTGCGCTTAATTGCGTTTGAACGTGTGATAAGGATGAATCTCGCATTTCCAAAATTAGTCTTCGAGAAATGCCTGACGTAGTCACCACATACATGTCAATTCCAATTCTATAGGTTAGGTCTGGCAAATTTGTTAGAGGGACATATAATGAATTCGTGTACAAAAACTGCGATGTAGTAGTAAGATACACTGCTCCTCCTGTTGTTTGCGACGCCAGCGTGACTTTACCAGTTACTCCATCCGCTTGAACATAGAATGCGCTAAAATAGTATCCAATATTGCCAACGGACGTTATATCTGTTGTCATGTAACAATTTAAATCCCATAGTCCGGCTGGTATGAATGTATTGTTGGTGGTGCTGGGTGGAGTTATAAATGTTGAAAATAGTGATCCAGTCGCTGCTCCACCATTCCATGTTATTGTTGTTTGTGCACCTGTGTTTGGTATGGCCAATAATACATCAGGTGTTGCTGGTGGTGCAGCGGCTGTTGTTGCGCCGTCCAAAAATAATATTAATCCAGACGATATTCCTGATGACCCCATTGCACCTGTTGCACCCTGCGGGCCTGTAACGCCTTGCGGACCTGTAACACCTTGTGCGCCAGTTGCACCCGTTGCACCTCTGGGTCCCGTTGGTCCCACGGGGCCTGTAGCACCAACTGGTATATTTTTACAACATGAGTTACTATTTAAATGACATTATAACGATGTTATAATATATATATATATATATATATATATATATTATATAATAACTATAAAAATAGAATAGTTATTATAATGTAAATTATAGAATCCCAGAATCGTCACTATCATATGCACTTGCGGTGTCTCCCTTATCATTAGGTGTTTCAAATACTTTTTGTGTATATTTATCTAAATAGCGATACATTCGATTAATATCTAACTTTGAAACATCGTAGTTTTCAAGCATACTATATATTTCCTCTTCGCCATGTAATTTGCGAAGGTGTATAAAAAAAGAAAACATATCTTTCTGGTCCATCGAAAGCTGTTGGCATAATGTTTTAATAAATAGCGAGTTATTATACTCCGTGCTATACTTCGTCAACACTTTTGTAAAACGCACTTCAACAGGATTAAATTTTGTTTTTTTTGTAAATTCAGGATACTCGTGGTAAATCTTATTATTATAGAATGTTTTAATAAGCGAACTCATTTCGTTAAACTGCCATGCCTGATTTTGAAACGTGATTCTGTCAATATAATCCGCAAAACAAATATTATCTAATACTCTCTGGTAAAAAGGCACCCCAATATTTTTATCATATTTCCCCAAAACATCAATTATATTTTCATGCCATAGTAGTGCAATCGTTGTTCTATCTGTTTCATTCATAAGCACTTTATGTTGTTCAATTGGATAATTATTATTAATTAAATGTTGTGTCAGTTTTTTGCTGTCGTCATTATAACTTTTTGTCTGTAAAATGGTGCGAATAATATCATTCTGTAAAATATTACTTTGTTTACTCGCCATCTCACAAATCGATACCATCTTGCGCAAATCACCTTGAATAAATGAAACAATATTTGCATTCAATGTTTTGTCAAATTTTAAATGAAGTGTTTTTAAAATCGTGCACACTTGCTCGTTGGTTGGTGTCTTTAATTCGAAAGTATGACAGACTTTCATCAACTCTTTTATTTTTTTGTTGATTTGATAGTTACCAATACAAATAATTGGATTAAAAGAAACATCTTCTACTTTTTGTTTTTTAGTCTTCTTAGGTCGGATTAATTTTATAAGAGAGTTTATCCCACTTTTATCGCCATTATTCATCGCGTCAATTTCATCCATTACGATAACGATCTTTTTGACCTTTTTGTCGAACATTGACATAATATTTTTGTCGGACATATTGTGACGTGTAATCGTATCAATAATAGACTTATTTCTTATATCACCTGCGTCATATTTAATAATGTCGTAATTCTGTTCACGCAGAAGACTTGTAATAAATTCCGTCTTGCCAGTTCCTGGGTTCCCATATACATAAATACCACGCTTGAGTGTAATATCTTTTTTATTTTCTTGGAATTCTTTCAATATTGTTTTTATTTTTTCGTAAATTTGCTCTCTTTCAAGAATCTCATTCATGTTTATTGTTAGTATATTCATGGTTATGGTTATGGTTATGGTTATGGTTATGGTTATGGTTGTTATGTATAGTTATTATTTTTTCAAGATAATAACTTATTATATAGGAATAGAACTTATTAAAATACAAGAAATGTTTCTATGTTGATTTGCAAATGTAA